CGGGGCTGGGAGGGGCTCAATCTTGTAATTCCAGTCATGGCGGGGGGTGTCAACTCTGTTCACATCTGCCATTGTGTCAGCCTCCCCTCATCATGATGTGAAATTCCAGACGGCCGAACCGCGCCACATCAGTTTGAGATTGGTCCCATTGGCCTCCCAATGGAGGTCCGCGGGGTATGTTGTGCTGAGAGTCTCTGTTTCTGTGACAACCTCACTGGCTGGGCCATTTGCAACAACCGTCTCATTCACAATGACAACGATTCGATTGACAACGGAGAGGGTCTGCATGGAGACGGCATCCACCCGGACCTGGATGACATCAGAATATCTGTCCTCAGTCCGCTGATACCATATCCCGCCGGATGTCCTGGTCACTGTGTAGCGTTGGCGCTTCTCAGGCATTTTGACAAACTCAAGGCCCCTGGTCCCACATGCTCCCAGGCCATTGTCAAACGTCTGGAACAGTGAGCCATTCCAAACAACGGTATATACCCCCAGGACACATGAGACAACCAGGCCTGATGGATATGCATCCTGGGCCTCTGGTACGGATTTCCGATACAACCCGTTGAGTTTGACAATACTGGGGGAGACATCGGAGGGGGAGACCGTCTGGAGGATATAGTCTGCCCCCCATTGGATCCTGTCGGCCGTTGTCCCATCAATATTCTTTCCGCCAACCGTAGTCAATGAGGCGGGGGTTGCTGGGATGGCGTTGGTGACTGTGTCAATATCCTTTTTCCAACACTGGATGATGAATTTGACCTCATATTCCCTCATCCAACCATACTCATCAGAGCGGTATTCCCGGCGGATCCCGCGGCCGCCCGATTCGGGCGTCTCCGCATAGTCCACATCCATCATTTCTTTTTCGTTGAATCCGCCGAAAGATTGCATCAAATTGCTCATGCCCAGAGGACCCCCTTGGCGCCTTCCAACATGGCGCGGATTGCTGAAATGTCATCGTTGCCGCCGCCCAGGTCAACGCTGATGTCTCCCAGTCCTTTGAGGGTGTTGGTGATGTCAATGCCGCTGAGATCCTTGACGGCCGTGACAAACTTGACAAATGAGTCAACAGATTTGGCGGTCCCAATCTCAAAGGATGGGAGCTCAATCCCCTTGAGGGCGGCCATCTCTCTGAACAGGTTTGCAATCTTGTCAAAAGTCCCATAGTCAACAGATTCCCAGGCTTTCATGGACTCACCCATCTTGACAAACTTGACCAGTCCCTCCACTGAGGCTGAGTTTATGGATGGCCATGTGATTTGAGCCATGACCAGGGAAAAACGAATCATTGCCCTCTCAATGTTGTTGACCTGGTCAAAGGTAACATCTCCCCATTTCTTGACGTCATCGGCCAACTTTACAAAATCGGCAAAGGCCTTTGGCCCCATTGACTTGGACAGGCCCTCAGCCTTGGCCGCGGAGGCGCCCAGTCCAGCTGCCATCTGTGAGATGCTGGAGGAGGCCGCCTTGGCGCCGGCGCTAGCCGCGGTGAGACTATCTTTGATGGCTGGCCCGGCGGTCTCAGATGTGGACTTGAGACCAAGGAGGGCCGCATGGGCGCTTAGGAATGAGGATTTCGCAGAGGACCCGGCTTGCATTGCGGCATTCTGGAGACTAAGCATGGGAGCGGCCGCATCATTGGCGGTCTCCTGGCACAGGCGCCCCATTTCCCCATATGCCTCCTCCAATAGAGCTCTGGTCTGGGATCCAGCGGATTCCGCCTTGGCCATTGCCTGGTCAATGGTGGCGCTCATGGATGCGGTTGCTTTCTCAAATAGCGCCTGAGTCCCCTCCATGCCCATGACACCGGCAACCTTAGCAAAACCGTCCGACATTGCCACAACAAGGCCAAGCCCAAACTTGGCGCCCAATGCAATCGTATCCGCCCCCATGGTTTCCAGCTTTTCCTGGATGATCAGGAACCAGAGGAGGAGGGTGTTGCCCAGATATTCTTTGTAACGGAGGGCGCCAAAGACTCCCTCAATGAGACCATCCAGAAAATTGACACTGAGGACCCATATAGAATGAAAGCTATTGTCAATGATGGCATAGAATGATTCTCCACTCACACCCATTGCCGCGGCCATGCCGCCCAGGGCATCAATCAGAGCTCTGGTCACGGCGCCAACCACTTTCCCAATCGCGTTGGCCCAATCCTTTGACATGTCCGCGGTCATCCACCATACAACCTGTTCAGAGCCTTTCCTCATGGCATCAATCAGGAAAACTCCAACGTTCACTCCCATCTGGCCCCAATCAATCTGTCTCATCAGGTCAGCAATGCTGTGGAACACCTCAATGATGAGGGCGCCGGCGATCTGAGATGCCTCAAGGACCGTTTTCCACATCCCGCCAAATGAATCTGAGATGAATGATACAGACTCACCCTTGGCAACGGCCGCCCAAAAGTCCTGAGTCCAGATGACACCTTGTTGGAGGGCCTTGACAAACCCCATGACCGCATCATCCATCTGGTCCCACATCCGGAGGCCACTTTCCTGCATGAGTGAGAGAAACACTTTCCATTGGTTGTGAAGGGTATTCATCTGGATGGCATACATCTTTGTAACATCACCGGTCTTGACTATTTTGTCCCCCAATTCTGAGATAGCATCAGAACCCAGGGCCAGCTGGGCCGCAACCGCTTTCCCGCCTTTAATCCCCAATTCTTGCATTGCAACCGCGCCGGTGATTCCCTCTTTTTCCAGGCGGGCAATGGCGCCGGTCAACCCCTCAACATCCGGGAGCCATCCCTTGAGAGCCGGGGCCAGAATAGAGTCAGCCTTGAGCATCTCCCTAGACAGCTGGGTCATGGCCTGTCTGAATGCGGTTCCAGCCTGACTCCCTACAATTCCAACCTTGTGGAATGCTGCCACTGACTCAATGGTCTGCTCCAGTGTCATCCCGAAAGCGGCGGCAACGGCATTGGCCTGGGACAGTGACTCTCCCAGGCGGTCCATTGTGAGTGGACTGTTGGAGATGGCGCCGGCAAAGATGTTTGCAACCTCCCCGGCGCTCTCTGTCTGCATTTGGAAAGCGGCCATTGTGGAAGTCATGGCCTCTGTGGCAACCTTGACATCCCCCTGGGTGGCGCCGGCCAAGGTGAGGGCCGGGGTCAGGAGGTCTGTGAGCTGGGCCGCGGTAGAGAACCCGGCAGAGCCTAGGGCATAGAGGGCATCCGCCGCCTCAACGGCCGTGAATGCTGTTGTTGCTGCAAAATCGCGCGCCTCCTGGGACACCTGAGTCAACTCATCACCCATCAACCCAGTGACCGCCGCAACATTGGCCATGGCAAAGTCAAATTCCTGGCCAACAACCACCGCCTGTTTGAGCGTTGCAATGATGCCACCCATCGGGCCAAAGGCGCGCGTCATTGTGACAACCTCACCGGCAACACCGCCAAACGCAAAAGCCATTGCGCTGGCCGTGTTTTTCGTGAGAGCCCCCATGGTGGACATGGAGTTGTCAAAGTTGCCCCTGTTCAGGACAACAACAGCCTCAAGATTGATGGCCACGCCTGATTGCCTCCTGTTCCAGATATTCTATGGTTGCCAGGTCAGCCTCAGAGACTTCACCCCAATGGTTGTTGACAGGCTGAGAGGGGAGCTGGGCCGGCGCCGGGGATGTCCCAGCTCCAGCCTCTTGCCTTTCCTGTCTTGCCGTCAACATTTCCATCACCGCTCTATCCTCAACAGATGGCGCTCCCCCCTGTGGGGATCCCCCTCCGCCGGCGCCGTCTTTCTTTCCGTTGCGCGCCTCATTGATCGCGCCAACCAGGCGCAATATGATTTCCAGATCAAATGTCAGCCATTCAATGATTCTGGCCGGGCCTCCCCCGGTTGTTGTGATTAGGGCTCCAAGGACTCCGTAGACCCAGGCCCGTTTTTTTCTGCGCTCCCATCAGAACCAGAGGCATCATTCAATGCCATCATCCTCTGAGTCATGGTGGCGTTGATTTTCTGGATGTGTTCCATGGTGAGTGAGGCGCCAAACTCCAATATCATTTGTTCAAAGTTTTCACTTCTGATGACTTGGAGGATGTCAGGGCGCGTCTGATTCTGGAGGACATAGAATGTCTCAGCAATCTCCTGGAGTGTGGGGATGACAGGCTCCCTGAGTGGATTGCCTGGCCCTCTCTTTGGGTTGCCGTCATCATCCAGCGCCGGTGAGTTGGTCACTGTATTCATGATGATTTCACCCTCATCCAATACCGGCCGCCCGCAGGGATCCAGGATGATGTCCCCAGTCCTGATGAATGGGGAGTTGATCTTTTCCATGAGAAGCATTGCTCTCATGGATAGTGGAGGGAGGTCAGTTGGGTCAAATGGCTCAGACCCCTCTGGGATTCCTGGATTGGTCAAATGCAACAGGGGGTCAGTCACAGTTGGACCGCCTGGGAGTGCCATGTGAGTCCCTCCAGGGAGCTCTGTCCCTGGGGGCGGCGCCGGGGCGCCGCTCTCTTTGACTTCATTTTCAGCAACCATCTTTTGAATCTCCTAATTCTGTATGCACAATCCTCAGGAAATGACGGCGGAGTCCATTATATCGCTGGATCCCCTCATCATCCCGCCTGAATTCGGCAACCAGCTCATTGGGAACATCCTGGAAAATGAATTCCAAGACAACGCGGCCACCGCGGCCGTGTGTTGTTCCCCATGGGGGGACAGCCTCTTGGCAACCTTTCCAAGTAAGGAAAACCGCCAAGTCCAAGTCCGATGTTTTGAACACCGGGAGGGCTATGCTTTCATTTTTATCTGGCATTTTGTGTCTCTCCTCTGAGAGGAATTTTCATTTTCATTTGGCCAACGGTCATCAACTACCCAATGACGGATAGTAATTTCCATTGAATGTGATCTTTCTCCACTGGCCCATTTGCCAGACGGTTTTGGCGTCCGTTATGTAAACGGAGATTCCCGCGTCTGTTATGGGAATCGCGTTGTTTGTTCCAACCGCGCCATCAGGAGATCCTGTGACATTCATGTAGAGGTACTCTCCAGAACACTTTTTCATGTCTTTGAAGAATTCCCCGGCGACTACCGCGCCCGCTCCATTCTGGGCCTCAGCCAAGGATGGCGCATGATCCAGGTTGACGTTGCTCATATATCCCCAGGGCTCATCTGTCACCCCGAAAACCAAGTTGCTGTCTCCAATGCGTGTTGTCATTTTCTATTCACCCCCCTTCAAGTAGTCGGCCGCGATGGCATACACACAACCGACATTTCCAATATTCCCTCATTTGCCCTTTGGCGTTTCTCAGAATCAACTATATATGCCGCATTGGCCCCACTCCCTGTGAGGTCCAACTCAACAGCAAAGAACCAGATTTCATCATCGGCCTTTTGCGCGCTCACCGTATTGTTCAAAATCGTTTTGAGCCCGGACTGTTGACCCCAGGACCGGAATGCGCCCTGGATGGCCTTGACAACCGTTTGGTCCTTGTCAACATCCATGTATGTGAATCCGCCCAATCTGAGGCCGCCAAGATAGTTCCCGGTATGGAGTCCGAACTCTGCCAGATTGTATCCCTGGACGTATGCTGAGGGCCATTTGGTGCATGCTGATGCGTCCCGGTATCTCACAATGGTATTGTCATCCAAGAGGGCTGTCAAGGGCGCCCAGGATAGGAGAGCCTCAACAACACATTTTTCCAGTCTGGCCTCAACGTCCAGGAGTCCGCTGTCCATTATTTCCTCCAATCACGTTTGAGAGATTCACCCATTTCCTTTTTCATTCTCTCTGTGATTCCGCCAATGGCCTGAAACCACCATCCGGCGCCGCGGCCGCCCGCATTGGCCACATATTTGACATTGTTGATGATGGTCACAGAGGGATTCTTTCCATCCAGTTTCACAATGCCGGCGCCCTCTCCGCGGTTGGGGAGGGGGGTATATATGTTGGACATCTGGAGCTGAGTGGCGGCCGGCCAGAATCCAGCCCTGAGGCGGCCGGTGTCCATTGGGGCCAAGAATGCAAACTTTTTGACCAGTTTCCGGGCGTTGGACTGGACAATCTTGGACGCTGAATTCCGGGAGCGTTTGGCCACTTCATTGAGGGTCTTGTTGAATTCCCCCCACTTGAGGTCCATCCGGGTATTGAGTTTTTGCATTGAGAGAGAGGCCATGTCAATCGTTTCCCATTTCGTGTTTGTCACCCATGTCCAGGCGCGCCGCGGTGTCCATGTAATACAAGAGCCGGTCCAACACCCGATACTCTATGCCGCCAACGGTCACAACACCCCGCTTGGGGGGCTCTGTTGTCCAATCATCCCGGATATACCATACACTCCTATGGTATGAGGGGTTGTTTCCAATAGCAATTTGGCGCTCTGATGCCTTTATGTTGGCAACGCCACCAACAACAGTCTGAGCAACTCCACCATCCGGGGTGTATGTGATATCCACTGGATTCTGGGCAATCATGCCGCGGATATTCACAACTAGAGAATCCTTATCCACGGCCGGTCTCCCGCTTCCATTGGTCAAATATGACAATATCCTCAAAGAGAGCCTGTGGGACAATCGCGCAATCAGGGAGGGCCAGGATGCCCCTGTTGTGATATTGGGGGAGGCTGGACATTGCATGGGCTCCAAACTCAGAGCAGATCCACTCATCCTCTGTGTCCAGGAGTGTGCTGAGGTCATCACGGATCCCCCACAGGCGGCCCATGAATGTGCCAGCAACGGCATGAGCCAGGATGAGGGAGGTGTCATACTCCTCCCCAACGTGTTGGGCGCCCTCAGCCACTATGGCGGCCCCTATCTCAGGGGTCCACCCAGCCGGTTTCCTGAAAAACACCTGGCAATATGGGTCAGAGAGACGGTCAGAGAGGGGGTTGACGCTCACACCATCAGCCATTGTGGCCTCAAGGACGTCATCCTCCGCCGCTACAATGAAAACGTGAGTGACTTTGATTTCGCTGAGACGGTCCCAGCGGGTGAAATAGGCTATTCCTGGAGAGGTTGCCTGGGATCCACCGTATGTAAACCCAATATATCCGGGGCGGTAATTGACCCCCCACTGTGGCTCAACCGTCTGGACTTGCATGGGGGTCCACCCTTCCCTTGGTCAGGAGCTCATCAATTTTGCGCTCTATTCCTGGGAGTCTGGAAACATCCTTTTTGATTCCAATGATGTCCCGGCAATTTGTCTCCGCGCTGGTCATGGCCTTGGCAACATCGGTCTCACATCGTTCCAGCCTGGTCCCGGAGACTCCAATGGCTATCCCCCAGCCTGAGGCGGTTGCCAACAGTCCCACGATGACCGCTATGACCGTGATGACCGCTATATTGGGGCCGCCCTTTTTCTCCGTTGCCATGATGCCTCTCCCTCTCCCCGTAGGTGATAGACTATTCCGCCTCATTGAAATGCTGTTTGATGAGCCACTTGAGGACCTTGTTTCTCTTTTTCCAATACACCTTGGCCTGGGCCAGGTTGGCGATGGAATCAACCGTCTCATCAGATAGGAGGACCTGGAGGTTTTCCAGCTGGTTCAGTTTCTTGGCATCCGCCTCAGCCTTGGCGGCCTTTATGATTTCGGTGTTATGGGTGACAATTGGAGCCCCTGAACATACCAGCACAAATGAGAACGCAATGATGATAGACAGTCTTTTCATGTTGCTCCTATTTGACCAGCACAGAGGCGCCAAGGATGGCGCCATCCTTGAGGTTGAAAGTCAGAACCCTATAAAGAATGTTGGAGCCGGGGGAGCTCAGAGTGTTGGTCCCAGTATATTGCCGCGTATAATTGGCCCAGGGTCCCGCATCAACCAGACTGGCAATGTCCACCCAGTTGGTCCCGTTATCACAGGAGGTGGCAACCTTGAAATCAGTGTTGGGGATTAGGTCTGAATCGGTATCCTCAACAATGACTGTCACTCTGGACTCTGTGGGCTGATAGGACACTTGGAAAAGGTTGGTGGAAACCAATTCCATATTGCCGCCGGTCTGAGCGGTTGGAGCATCCAACCCGGCGCCTCCATTATACATGCCGGTAATTTCAACTTGGGTGAGGGGCCTGTTGAAAAATTGGACATGGTCAACCCATCCATCCAGAGGAGAGGCAACCGCTGGGGCATTGATGAGCTGGGAGCCAAATCCTATTGCGTTGGCGCCGGCATCATATTGGGCCTTGAACCATGTGGTTTTGTCAGTTGAGACGGCGAAAGACCCAGCATGAGAAACACCATTCACAAAGAATGATGGCGTTGTCCCATCGTGATTGATAACAACATGAGCCCAATTGCCAACATTTCCATCCCAACTGTCTGCATTGTCCTCCCACTTCCACTTATGAGTCCCCGACACAAAACTATTGACCGCTAGATGGTCATCACCAGCGCCAAAATCAACATATGCCAACAGTCTATTGTTGGCCGCGGTGTCCCATTCCTGATAGCACAATAAGGCCTCCGCCCCAGCCCCAGAGTCAATCCGCGTTTTGACCCACATGGCAATGGCGCCATTGGTTTGAGTTGTGATGGCTCCGGAAAAATTCTGGATAATCACTGTGCTAGTTGCTGAGTTGGTAAAAGTCCCGGCATTGCCCAGGATGCCGGCCTCCGGAAAGGCGCCATTGGTGCTCACACCATCATTTCCAAGGGGGCTATCGTCTGTGACTTCTCCCGGTGTTCCGTCCCAGGATGCCTCATTCATTTTCCACCAGCCAATGATTGCGTTGGTGATGTTCCACATATCAAAACTCCAAGAATAATCCGCGGAGGCTCCTGCATATGTGTAATTGCTCCCGGTCCCGGTGTTGATGCCAACCTGGTCAACATAATAATCAACCAACTGGTCACTCATCTGATAGAGGGTGGAGTCTGTCAATGCCAGGAGTTTCAAGGAGTTGAGGCCAGTGTTGACCTCATTGTTGTTGATGGACTCAGCAACATCTGAAACGCCAGGGATACTGAGGTTTCTGTCACTGAATACCGCGGAGAGGCCGCCGCTATCGTAGATCTGCACAACATCAAACCCGGTGCCTATCTCAAGAAGGTCTAAGGCTCCTGACTCTTGGGCATCCAGAGCAGTCGCGCCACCAGCTATGATTTGGACCCTATCGTTGGCAAAGTCAATGGCCGTGTTCGGATCGCCAATGTGTTTCACGCTCCCAACGATCACATTGGAGACAACAGTGAGATTCCCCCGCAAATCCCCATTGGCCGCGTTGGTGAGATTCTGGCCACCCATTGGCAACGCGGCCGCCATGGCGTTGTCACCGTTGATGTGCAATGCATCATCAAAGGTCTCTCCCGCATTCACCCCGGCTATGTTCAGATGACTGGGATAAATGCCGCCTCCGTAAAGTTTCAAGTCGGCCGCTGTTCCTGATATTGTCCCGGTGTGGAGATAGGCCACAACATAAACGCTGCCGGTTAGACTAGGTTCTGTAAATGCAACGGTATATGTGTATTTAGTAGGAGTCTCAGCGATGACTGTCTGTGAGGCCGTTTCCCAACCACCCAAAAGGTTCGTAGTTCCTGAGCGGACATAATAAATATCAGGATGTATTTGCATCTTGGTTGTGGGATTTCCGCCATCACGCGCCATGTATATCTCAAAACTTATTGGTGATCTAAGTGAACCAAACATATTTGTGGTGATGCCGCCTGATAGATATGTGTCACTTGCTGGGGTTGTGAAGGTGTTTGTTATCTGCGGCACCGCCACTGATGATAGACTAACCGGGCCGGCAACAGTCTTTCCAAAATTGGTGCCACTAGAAACACTGGTCAAAAACCATTCTGCTCCAGATAGCGTCAAACCCCGAACCCATCCGGCGCTTGGGATCTCGTCAGATGCGGGCGCTAAGGTATCAAAATTCCTAGTGGTTAGAGCCGTATTTGTCAACGTAACAACACCCCCCAATTCTACTGCCCCAGAAAGAGCTATCGCCCTTGAGTCGTTGGTTGTGACAAATGTGTCATGGTCATAGACGTTGGTGGAGACTTGCCATGCCACCCAGTTGGTCCCTACACCAAAGAAATTCTGTGTGACACAGAGCCAGGCCCGCTCATCTGAAACAACCATTGTGAAGTCCTGGGCGGGGGAGGAAACAGATGTTGGGAGTTTGCTGGCATCACTCTCCATGATGACGTAAAAAGTTGTGATGTTGGTTCCAGCGGCCTGGGCGTCAAGGCTCCCCTTGTAGAGGTTTCCCTCCACATATGCGTCATACTCAAAGTTGACGTCCTTGTCAAAATATTGCTTGGCAGTAGTGGCGTCCAACAGGAGAGCAGAGAGGCCAAGGATGAGACCAAGGGCGGTCCACCTGATTCTAGATTGGCGGTTGTTGTCCATGGGGCTCCCTCTAAACAAAACGGTCCACCTGATGGAACAGGCGGACCGTTGAGACTGTCCCAGTGACTAGGCCTTTTTGAGGATGCCGGCCTCAACAAGCTGCCCGATGATGGAGATTATTGCCGCGGCATTGCCAGCCGCATCACCGGCGCCTGATGCAACGGCCGTGTCCCCAACTGACCGGGGGGCGTTGATTTCGACCTGGACGTATGAGTCACCTGTGGCGGCCGCTATTGGAGCGATGCCAAGGCGCGGGTCGCCAGCAACCTGAGTGGTTGTGACCTTGCTCCCGGATTCGGACCAGTAAACATCCACATCCTGGGCGATGACTGAGGCATCCTTGGCGAGATTGAACACACCGGCAACGGCAACGCTACCAACGGCGCCATTGGCGATTGTCACAAGGGCAATTCCAACCCTTTGGCCCAGGTCAATCACGTCCCCAACTGTGATGGAATTCCCAGATGCGTTGGTGTAGGGTATCACTCCCGCGTTTATGCCTTGATTCTGCATGTCTTAACTCCTTATTAGTTCAACAATTTCAGCGAGTGAGTGACTCTAACCTGTGCCTTGTTCTCTTGCCATGCCGGCAAAGTCGATAGGCGCGGATCCAACGTCAAGGCGAACCTTGAAAACTCGACCATCAGCGTCCGTCTGGTTGACTTCCTCCATGAAAGGCTCTCTCACACCGTTCAGGAATGCCACCTCAATGACTGGGGCGTCCATCGGATTGGTCACTCCAAAATACTGGCTGGTTGAGTATCCTGTGATTGCCGAATCCTTGAGGAGAGGCTCTTTGACCACTTCTGCCACACCCTGGAGAGGGTTGACCACACCGGCGTTGTTCTGTCCGGGTAGCGTTGCGGAATGGAGAATCTGGGCCGCTATGAATCGCTGGTCCGATGTTCCAACCAGGAGAACCATGAGAGGCAATCCCATATATAGAGTGTTGCTCTCCTCCGCGGCCTTGGCGTGCAACATCCCGCGCTGTTCGCTGAGGAGGGTCTCTATGTTTTTGATTCCCTCTATGCCATGGGCAACTGTGTCCAGGGCATAGTCAGCCTCATCACTGTTGTTGTTGTGCGCTGTGCTGAACACCGCGCCACCGTCAGTCAGGGTCCTGTTGGCCAGGAGCTCAATGACTGCCAGAGCGTTGGGGAGGCGCCGGGCGCCCGCGCCCAGTTTCCTTGGGATGGCCGTGAATGCGTCCAGGTCATCATTGATGATGGCTTGGCGGGACAGGTTGAACTTGAGCCCGTATGTGTAGACCTGAATTGCATTCTGGGTCTCGCTCATTGCTGTCTGTGGATACTTGCCGGCCTCAAGGATTTTCTGGAGATCGCCCATTTCGGAAATCTTGATCCTCTGGGTTGCCTTGAAGTCTGAGAGGGTGCCAATTTTGGTCCATCTCTCATATGAGGTCACAACTGACCCATATCCATCAATCATGGACGTGTTGGCGCCGGCGGCCAAGATGTATGGGAAATCTGAGGTTGTACCGGAGATGATTTCTCCAGCCCGGAAACGCCTGATTTGATCCTCATTCATCGGAGGACCGTCAAGAGCTCTGCTCACCATGCTCTGGATGTCCATGGGGATCTCTCCACCAATTCGGACCAGGCAATCTCTTGCCAATTCCTTGAGGGACATGACAGCAACCTGGGCGCCGCCCAGTTTTGCCTCTGACCGCTGGAGCTGGCCTGTTCTGAGCTCAATGGATTCAACCGCCGCGCGGACAAATGATTGGCGGGCGTCCGTAGTGACTGCAATGTTGCTACCTGCAACACCGCCGCCATCAGCGGCCAAGAATGAAAGTGCGCGCGTCTGCGCGTCTGCCAGGGTGAGACCCTCTGTCAACATTGCGTCTCTCTGCTCATCTGGAATGGTGTGAGTTTTGCAGAGCGTCATGATGCCACCCATCCGGGCGGTCTCATCTTTGCGGGCCTGGGCGCGGATGGCGTCCATGTCAGGAGCTACTGGGGGAACAGCGGCCGGCGCTGGAACCGGTGTGGGCGGGACAACAGGAGGAGTAACCCGGACAGTCTCGTCATATTCAGCCCGGAATGTTGCTGTGGTTTCTTCGGTGAGGTCTGCAATGACTACACCGCGCGATTCCAACCATGCTTTGAATTTCGGATCCATGACGTTCTCCTGTGTTCGTTTTTGCGAGTCTATGTCAATTTGTCGTTTGACCCCAACCGTTGGGTCAGCTGCAACCGGCGTAAATGATGCCTCAAGGGCTTGCCACTTTGTGGCCACATATGCCGGCCCTTTGATGCGCCCTTTATACATCACTGTTTTATCTGGAAGAAAGACAAATTGGGATACTCTGTATCCAACGGAGACTCCGCGCATGGTCTTATCCAACAGAACCTCTCTCTTGGTCTGTTGTGCGATGGGCGTTGTTCCAAAGACAACATCCAGGCGCCCCTTGCGGCCATCCTTGTCCAGTTTCACATTCTTTGGGCGGCCAACCAACTGGTTGGGGTCATGGTTTTTGAGGATCCCGCCAACCTTTGCAAGCCTGGAGAAATCGGCATCACCCTTGTCATGGGAGAGGATTTCCTTGGCGCCATATCTCATGACTGGAGCCTCTGAGGAAAACGATATTGGAACCTCATTGGGGAGGTCTGCCAGGTCAACGTCATCGGCCCTGGTATCGCCGGCCAAGTCCTCAGGGAGACCAATCTCAAAAGTCATCTCCCTATCAATGGGCTCCTCAAGATTGATTGTGATAACGCCATCCGCGCTGGTTGACGGTGACACGCTTTCGGACCTGACACCCATGGACTCCAACAACTGTCTCAGCATCTCATTCATGATATTCCTCAGTTAAGTCTCAACGCCATTTGTTCAGCCATCTTTTCACCGGTCTCATTGGCGCCCTTTGCGGGCGCCTCAGTAGAATCAGAATCATCCTCATCAACACCATTGACAACGGAATATGATCCATCCGATGTCAGATGCAAACCATCGGCATCCGCTTGGCGTTTTATCTTTCTCATGATTCTCAGATTGGTCCGCCAACTCCTCCCCAGGAATGAGGCCTCAACATCCAGTGTGGAGATGCCGGCCCTCATTGCGTCTCTGGCCGCGGCAATGTCATCCTTGGGATTCACGCCATATTGCCAGGCGGGCGGGATCCACTCATGGGGCTGATAGTATGCCCGGCTTTTCTTAACCAGAGGATTCATGGCCCAATACCCTGGAGCGGGGATGGCGGCCGCGGTGACAGCGACATCCAACCACATACCACGGAAAGGCTCATTCCATTTCTGGTTGATGAATGCAATGACTTGCCTGAATCCCTGGGTGTCACGTTGCTGAGAGAGACGGCCGCCCGCGTATGATGCTTTTGATGTGTTCCGGGTCAGGGCCTCATAGGAGAGACCATACTCCCAACCAGCTCCAATGTTGCGCTGGATATGTTCTGTGAACATCCCAAAGGTTGCTCCAGGTTTCTGAGGTTGGATAACGTGGAACTTTCCACCCTGGGGAACACTCCCGATGATGCCAGGCTGGAGATGGGTGATGGGATCCCCGTTGGAGTCATTCACAGAGGATCCACCATTGACACCGGGCAACATGTCACCGCCGGGACCCTGTCCAGGCGCTCTCTCAAAGAATGCACAGAAACAAGCCGCAATCTTGACCGCTATGAGTTCAGCGTCCTCATATGCGTCCAGCTGGAAAAACTTTTCTGACACTCCATGCATCAGAGGGTATCCGCGGACCTGACCTGGTCTCATCACCTTGAAAATGTGGAAAATGTCTTTGGCTTCGATGCGTCTGGATTGCTGGTTGGCGCCGGTTCCTGTGACCTGGCTGGGGTCAGTTGTAACCACTCCCTTGAACCAATACGCAATGGGTTTGTTTCTCTCTGGAGAGAGCTCCACTCCCAGGATGACCTTGTTGCCGGTATCAGGCGCGCGGGTCATCGTGTCATCCAGAGACTCAGGCTCAAACATCTCCAGATACATGGGGACAACGGTGTTGGACTTATCAACAACAACATGGACAAATGCCTCACCATCCTCAATCCATTTTCGGAGGATTAGCTCCTGGATGTTGTAGAACGATTGGGGGCAATTGGGCGCCGCGTTGATATCAACATCCTTGGCCCAGTCATTCCAGATGTCATCCGTGTCATCATTCCAGATGTCATTGTCTGTTTCCTCATAAAATTGATTGCCGTCATCATCCTTTTTCTTTTTCTTGTCATGGACAGTTGAGATGGGTTTGATTCCACCTCCAACGCAATAGGAAACAAAGGCATTCATTCCAGAGATGGCGTTGGGGACATTCCTCAACAACCATCTGGAGCGGTTTCTCATCTTGGTCAGATCCCGCTGGAGGAATGTGTTGATGGATTCCCCGGTTGCTTGCCAGTTGGCATTGAGCCGGGAAGTCTCCGCCGCCTTGAATGCGTTTCTATTCTGCTCAATCTCTATCATGCCGGCAAGATATTGAGCCTGGGCGCGCTTCACCAAATAGTTGGCATCAAACGCAATGCGCGCGCGCTCAAGGAAACCAAGGGGGCGGAGTGGATTGACCATCAGGTTCCCTCACTTCTGGGATTCTGGAACGATCCAAGGCGGAATGTCGTTCCGCTTCCATCGGCGTTGACAATCTGTTCCCTGACAGCCAGGAGACGCTCAAGAGAAATGCGGGACCTGATGTCTCCCATTTCCCACTCCTCACCGTTCAGGAGTGCGCGTTTGATGGCGGCATCAATCTCAGTCTCTTCAACACTCATGGGGGTATGTTAGGGGATGATGACGGCCGGCGGAATAAATAAAAGGATACAGACTATCCTTGCGGATAGTGCAAATCCTTTCTGTCAGCAATGGGGATGGTCTCCAGGCTGGTCCAAACCCCTGGACACCGTTTGCAGGAATGACGCCTCTCTCTGGTTTCCTCTCCAAGCCTCTCAGTCCGCGTTGTTCTGACTTCACCGCTCCCGCAGTTGGGGCAATACATCTTTTGGAAATCCTGTTTGGGCATGGTGATACGCTTGGCCCGCGTTTTCCTTGTGGTTTCCATCCGATTTGTGGCCTCTGTATCCATTGGGGTTCCCCCTTTCTTTCTTTCTTTCTTTCTTTCTTCTTGTTGGCACCTAGCCATTGGCAGACTGATGGCTGGCCATTGGCTGTCTATCAGGCGCCGCGGATGTAGTCGGCGCAGATCAAGTCCAGGGCGCGGCCCTCTGAAATGCTGGCATCATCCTCATTTGCTTGGAGGAGCTCCACCGCCTCCTGGATGATTGTATGTTGGTCCGGGGTGCAACGGATTGACTCCATGGTGAAATGAGGGGGAGGGGGAGGCTCTCCCGCGCCGGCGCCAAGATCCAATTCGGCCAGTGAGACTATCTTGTCAAACGCGGCCGGCGCCTCAGGGAGAATTGTGACCAGGTCCGATTTCTGAAACATCTGGAGGACGTCCTCTTTGTAGAGTTTCCCCAGCTGTTGATGGTTGGACTTGAACCATTCAAAGTTGCGTTGCCGGGAGAGGACAATGGCCGCGGCCTTGGTGATGTCTCCAAAGTTTTCACATGCTATCTTTTCCCAGCCGGCAACCTTGACCGCTTCCAATCGGTGATTGCCATCCAGGACCTCAAAGACCAACTCACCGGCCTCCTCCAATTCTCTCACACAAAGGACACCCGCGGACCGTGATGAAAGGATTGAGTCAGCCAGTTTGGAAATCTCCTCCTCTGTCCCAGCCTCTTTGTAGTTCCAGGGCGCTGGACGCAATAGGGAGACTTGAACCTGGATGATTTCAGGCGCTTCTGTGACTAGCTGCATTTCGCGCGCGTCCCCCGGTGGAGTTTTGGTCTCCCGCGGAGTTTCCTGGTCCCAGGCGGGACCTTGACCTTGAGCGATTTGTGGGCCAGGCGCTCAACGATGACCCCCAATGATTCTGATGTGCGCTCCCGCTCTTTTTCCAGGGCTGTCACATATGCGGGATGAATGGAAATGGTCAATTTCTTCGCGGGCTCTTTTGAGATCATTGGGAGATCATAGGAAATAGGCCTATTTTTACAAGTAAAAAGGGGGTGCAAAAAAAGAGGGAGATTGCTGTTGACTAATAATCTGAGCCGCTTAATACTCTCCACCATGACAGCGGCATTGAAACTGAAAGCATACGGGGCAATGAATGTGAATAGGAAATATTTTCCAATGGCCATGGTTGCTCAGAGGTCGGGTCTCGAATACCTCTCCGAACAATCACAGGATGAGATGTGTCCAATAATCGGGCAGTCTGTTGACCCAGCTGGAGTTGTTCAGCTTGTTGTGATGGCCGCGGGATTCCGGGTGACACTCCAATCCACGTTTGAGGAATACTCCTCACTCCCAGAGGTTGACTTTCCAGAATCGTATGACAAAGTCTGGGGCTCTGCCTGAGTGTCTTTTTTCGTCTGGCAATTAGTGTGAATAAATCGGGTAGAATATCGGAGAGGTGAGCTCATGTTTTCAGTCAGACAAAAGCGGGAAATATCAGAGGCGGTTCAGAATATATTGAGAGACACCGGCCATCCCGAATTGCCAACCGGTGAGATTCAATTCTTGTTGCATGTCGCCGGTGCAGAGTCATGGTCTTTCGCCAATATCTCCAACAACAACACAGTCCCCAATCCATCCGTGAATCCTCACAATGAGCGTCAGGATCCAGCGGCCGATAATTTGTCAGAGAGGTGAGCCATGTTTACTAGAACCAAGATCCTGCATGAGTCCAAGGGAATGATGGATTGCACCGGACAGGTTTTGATGAATCCGGCATATGGTCAGGCCGCTGAGTGGATGACCTGGAATCCGGCATATTGCAGGGAGCTCACCAAGAAAGTGATTCGGTTGCTTCGGGGGGGAGCGGCCAAAGCTAGGATTGCCGACAGAGAGACATGCCTCAGGACCCAACAGGACCTCATCACCAATTGGCTGGAACAGGCAATCTCTCATTTCCGAAAGGGGCGGGAGGTTGAGGAACGTATCTCCAGGGCGCGCTGGTGGAAACCATGTGACCCTCATTCAGTTTGTGAAATGCAAAAACATGTTGAGGTGTCTGGATTGTGTTTCATGCATGCTGAACAGTTGAGAACCTCTTTGCAGAATGCTGAACAGGAAGGATGACGAAAATGGCCAAGCAAGTTTTCGGGACAAAGGAATGGGCAAATGAGACGGCGGATTGTTTCCGCGGATGCTCACATGGATGTTGGTATTGTTACGCCAAGGCCAATGACGCACGTTGGAAACGATGTGACCCGGCCAAGTGGCACATCCAAGAGGTCCGGTGGAACAGAATCAAAGCGTTGGAAAAGGGACACCCAACCAAAGTCATGTTCCCAGCTCATCATGACATCACTCCAGAGACTCTCCCGGAATGCATTGAGGCCATCGGACGCCTCCTCATATACGGCCATGAGCTCCTGATTGTTTCCAAACCTCATCTGGATTGCATCACTAAACTGTGTGAGACATTCTCAGAATACAGAAACAAAATCATGTTTCGTTTCACCATCGGGAGTGTTGATGACAAAACCCTCCTCCTCTGGGAGCCCAACGCGCCAACATTCTCTGAGAGGCTGGCCTCCCTCAAGTATGCATATCATTGCCCCTTCAAAACCTCAGTGTCCGGGGAGCCCATGTTGGATGAGAACGCCTCAGAGCTGGTCCGCCAACTGGGACCCTATGTCTCTGATGCCGTCTGGCTGGGGATGCCCAATTTCCTCCTCTCGAGACTGACACTCAACAAAGCGCCGGCGGAGGTGAGGACGGCCGCCATGAAACTCCAGGAGAGCCTCTCTGATGAATACATCCTGGAGCTCCACAAAGAATTTGCCAATCACTCTGGAGTGAAGTGGAAAGAGTCCATCAAGAAAATCGTTG